ACTGGATGGCGCAGAGGAATTTGCTGCCATGAGACAGATCATGAAAGAGTTGAAGTATCTTGCAAGAGATACCAACGCTGCAGTGTTAGTGTTACACCATACGCAAGAAGGATCTAATGGTTATCCGTGCCAACCACGCTCTGCTTTGCAGGGTAAGGTTGCCCAGGTACCAGCAATGGTTCTCACTGTTGGACAACAGCAGTTGCCTAGTGGACTAGACATGTATCTATGTATTGCACCTGTGAAGAATCGATATGGTAAAGCAGATCAGACCGGCAACACATACATACAACTATCCTTTGATCCCGAATCAATGTACTTAGAAGATGTAGTCAAAGACTACAGACAGGATATAATGTACGATCATGTCTAGTGCAGCCAAAGCCAAAGGTTCTAAAGCAGAACTTGATGTAGTCAAGTATCTTAAGCAATGGTTTCCCTACGTGGACCGACGGCTGGCTGGTGCAACGCTAGACAAGGGTGACATCAGTGGTATCCCTGGTGTAACTATCGAAATTAAGAACCATGCCAAGATGGACTTGGCTGGATGGACAGAAGAATTGTTAACCGAAATGGCTAACGATAATGCATGGACAGGCACGGTGTGGCACAAGCGGAAGGGTAGGGGAAGCCCTTCCGATTGGTACTGCACTATGCCTGCTCATGTGTGGGTAGAGTTATTAAGGAGAGCGCTTGGACAAACACAGCATTGAGGACTACCTCAACCACTTAGGTGCTAAGGTACCTGCACGTGGTAGCGGATGGCGCAAGATGTTATGCCCATTCCATGAAGATAGAACAGCGAGCGCAGCCGTGAACTTTGATATCAATCGATTCAAGTGTCACGGTTGTGGTGTCTCTGGTGATACGTATGATTTAATACAACTAAAGAACGGAGGCACACTGATTGAGGCTATCGAATTCGCATCGACTATTTCTACGTCGGGCGACGGAGCAGTACGCAAGCCATATCGACCAAGCACAGGAGTATCTGTCAACAAGACATCTCTTGGTAGACGAGGCTCGCAAGTTTCACTTGGGCGTGGTCGTAGATCCACTTCCGGGACATGAGGCATTCAAGGGTAGGTTAGCCATCCCTTACGTCACACCTAGTGGTGTGGTAGATATCAGGTTCCGTGCTATGCACAATGAGGAACCTAAGTACATGGGCATGATTGGTGCGAAGACTACGATGTACAACACCAACGCCTGCTTTGCTGGCAACAAATACATCTGCGTAACTGAAGGTGAGTTTGATTGCATCATCATGACAGCCAAGACTGTTCACCCTACGGTAGGTATACCAGGGGCAAACAATTGGAAGTCGCATTACTACAGAATCCTAGATGACTTCGATATGGTTATAGTACTAGCCGACGGAGACAACGCAGGTGCTGAGTTTGGCAAGAAGATAACAAGAGAGTTACCCAATGCCAACGTAATATCAATGCCAGACAATGAGGATGTAAATAGCACCTTCATTAAACTAGGAAAGGATTGGATCGATGAGCGAATCCGAGATTGTATTACCGCTTGATGAAAATATATGGGAGCACGTGGCTCAGATGGATGGGTCAGTGGGTATCCGTCTATCGGAGAGTCGAGTACTAGATCTACTTGGTGCCCTCTATGATATCTACCATGTCAGTAAAGAAGATACTAACGAAGCACAGGATCTCCTTATTGGTCTTGCTGCTCTACTTGTCGCTGCTCCTATGGACCAGGCGGATAAGGTATGGGAAGAACTCCAAGTAAGGGATAGCATGAAGAACTTTGAACTCTCAATTAAGGAAGTACTAGATGAAGGAAAGTGATGTCGACAAAATCCTGGCTGATCTCAAGTCAATCCTTCTTCGCAAGCAAGAGGACTATGGTCCGCTTAACATATCGCTCGCGCCAGGCGGTCCTTACAATGGACTGCGTGTGCGTATGTTCGATAAACTCCAACGGTTTAGTCATCTCGTCGAGACTGAGAACGACACGCCGAACTTTGAATCTTTACGAGATACCTTCATTGACCTCGCAAACTATGCCATAATCGGCATACTAGTCCAAAGTGGACAGTGGGAAGGTTTGCCAAATGGCAACAAAGCAGCAGAGAGTGGTCGTTCTAAGCGACCTACAGATTCCGTACCACGACCCGAAAGCAGTTTCCACAGTACTAAGATTCATCAAGTACTACCAGCCAACACAGTTGTGGTGCGTGGGTGACGAACTAGATGCACCCGAACCTAGCCGATGGAACAAGGGACTAGCAGGGGAGTACGCTCCCACACTGCAAGACTCGATCGACCAGACATACGATGTCATGGCCAAGTTTCGAGCGGCACTCGGTAAGGATAAACCGTTCATAATCCAACGGTCTAACCACACCGATAGAATCCAGACTTACATTAGAAAGTATGCCCCAGCATTTACCTCACTTGATTCACTCAAGATCGAGGAACTGTTGGGGTATTCTTCTTTGAACATCCAGTATCTACACAAGTTCAAAGAGTTACTACCCGGTTGGGTGATGGCGCATGGGGATGAAGGACGCTCGGTGCAGGTACCTGGCAGCACTGCTATGTCTCTCGCAAAGAAGTTGGGGAGAAGTGTCGTGTGTGGCCACACCCACAAGTTGGGACTACAGCATGAGACCACTGGCCTCTATGGCAAGACCGATACCATCTATGGGCTAGAGGTCGGCCACCTTATGGACATGAAACAAGCAGCGTACTTGACTACAGGTATTGCTAATTGGCAGCAAGGCATCGGCATTCTTGTTGAGAACAATCGTAAGGTTACGCCGTATGCCGTGCCGATCATTGATGGTGATATCCAATTACCATGAAGCACAGCATAAATGCGTGGCTTCCCTATAAAGATATGATGATCCGCATCTCTGCGGACTATCAACGTAAGTATCCTATGGTTGAGTCAGATGATTTGCAACAGGAGATGTACCTCTGGTTTGCAAGTCACCCTAAGAAGTTTAAGGAATGGTCTGCTCTTGAGGAGAAAGACCGCGACAAGTTAATTGCCAAGAGCCTACGTAACCAGTGCCTTAAGTACTGCGAACGTGAGAAGGCTAGGACTAAGGGGTACGACATTACCGATCTGTACTACTACGATGCTTCAGTAGTTGAAGCGTTTCTACCTACCATCATCGCTGAGTCATACGAACTACCTGCCAAGATCAAGGACTTGAATACTAAGTTCGCAGGCGGGGAGATTAGCGATGGCATGAATTGGCTAGCCTTGCGATCTGATATCGCCTCTGCATTCTATGCATTGTCAGAGGCTAAGCAGAACATACTACGGCTACGCTTTAGTAACCCCGAGGCAGAGTGGGGCAAGGTAGCCGAGGACATGAAGACGACACCTGATGGTGCACGTATGAAAGTCCAGCGTTCGCTGGCATCTTTAATCCAAAATCTAGGGGGATGGAAACCATTCTATGACGAAGACACCACGCAAGAAAACAACGACCAACAAGCCAACACCGAACACGACAGCGAATAAAGGCGACATCATTGTTTGCTGGTGCGACAACGGCAACACTGATGGCAAGTTTACTGAGGGACTTGTCTACTCAATCCTAACCAGCGAGGTGCCGATCAAGTCTGCCATGCGTGTGCAAGGCAACCAGATCGGACGACAGAGGCAGAATGCTTTTGATTACTGGTATGACCACACCGATTGGCCATGGATTCTATGGGTTGACTCCGACATTGTTCTCACCAATGAGGCACTATCAAAGGTGTGGGCTGAGGCAGACCCAACTACTAAGCCAGTAGTTACTGGTACGTACTTTGTTTCTAAGGAGAACGAACAATCACTGATGACACCGTACCCAGCATTGTTCTCATGGACGGAGGACATGCACAGGATAGGTTACGTCCACCCACTACCAGCCAATGCCTTGGTCAAAGTTGGGGCTGCTGGCTTTGGCTTCGTGGTGATGCACCGCAGTGTGGCTGCCAAGATGATTGAAGTACATGGGCGTATCCCATTCTTCAACGAGACTGGCGTAGGTGAGGAGTTCGTGTCAGAGGACATCAACTTCTTCCGCCTCATGGCACAGGCTGACATCCCGCTCTATGCACACACGGGTGCAACAGTCAAGCACATGAAGCGCTTTGCCTTTGATCTAGAATTCTACAAGATGTTCTGGAACAACAATGGCTAACGACCTGACTGGTATCCCTACCTTCGCCTGCATCTGCGGTAGCAA